CCAAGGCTGCTGAAAAGGCCGCGAAAGCTGCCGAAGCTGCTGCCAAGAAGGCTGCTGAAAAGGTCGTGGTTGAAGCGCCGGTTGCCGAAGCTGTTGTCACTGAAGAAGTGGTGGTAGCTGCGGAATAAGGCGGATCGCTAACAAAATAAGGGCGCTTCGGCGCCCTTATTCGTCAGTAAAATAATGTTTTTCACTGTTGCGTTTAGCTAACAATTGCGCTACAATAAAGCCTCTGTAACCCGCGCCATATGCGCTACTTCCCGGAGCTACAATGAACAAGCAAATCCCCACATCCTACGTCGAGAACGACGGCAACTTTATTCAAGTCCATTCTATTTTCTCCACCATTCAAGGTGAAGGTCCGTATTCCGGTCACCGTGCAATCTTCATCCGCTTGGCAGGGTGCAACCTGCAATGTCCGTTCTGCGATACCGAATACACTCAAGGTAGCCACAAGTCCACGATCGGCTACACCATACTTGAAGTCAGCCGCCGTATTATCGACCGGGAACGCAAAGGGCATCTGGTTGTGGTTACGGGCGGTGAACCTTTCCGCCAATCCAATACAGCTCTGCTACTTAACAGCTTGGTTGAAGAAGGCTTCACTGTTCAAGTTGAAACCAACGGTTCGCTTGACATTAGCGGTATTCGTCCTGACGTGTGCGTTGTGTGCAGTCCTAAGACGGGTCGTGTACATGCGAGCGTTCCATACCGTGCGGATGCCTTTAAGTATGTTCTGGAACACACGAACGTTAATCTTAAAGACGGACTGCCTGTGCAAGTTCTTGGCCACAGCACCGGCCCGAGCGGAGTATTTCGCCCTCCTGTAAATTACAAGGGCAAGATTTATATTCAGCCTATGGATCCTGGTAACAACGACCTGGAATACAAGCGCAATGTGAATGCTTGTATTGCCTCCTGCCTGTCCTTCGGCTATACCCTGCAATTGCAAATTCACAAGATTCTAGGAGTTGAGTAATGAAGATTCTCGTTGTTCTTTCCGGGGGCCAGGATTCCACAACCTGCCTTTACATGATGCGTTCGCAGTTTCCCGGCGCTGAAATCCACGCTGTCACCTTCAATTATGGGCAGAAACATTCCCGGGAAGTTGAAGCTGCCAGACAAATTGCGGCAATGGCTGGTATCGCTGATAAGCATGAAATTATTAACGTGCCTGACATTCTGATTGGGACGTCTCCTCTTGTGAACAAGAAAGAAGTTCTTGAGCAATACAAGGATTACAACAGCCTGCCCGGCGGTTTAGAGAAGACCTTTGTTCCTGCCCGCAACCAATTCTTCCTGACAGTTGCTGCCAACCGAGCGATTGCAATCGGTGCAGAAGCGATTGTAACCGGGGTCTGCCAGGAAGACTACGGCGGATATCCCGATTGCCGCCGCGTGTTCATTGACGCGCTCGAGGATGCTATTAACCTCGGGCAGGGCACTGAACTCAATGAGATCCAAATTCTCACCCCGCTCATGTTCCTGACAAAAGCGCAGAGCGTTAAGATTGCAGTGTCTCTCGAGGGCTGCTATGCCGCTCTGGCATTCTCCCATACAGCTTATGACGGGAACTACCCGCCCACGGGCCATGACCATGCTACACTTCTCAGGGCAAAAGGGTTCGAGGAAGCAGGTTATCCGGACCCGCTTGTTCTCCGTGCATATTATGAGAAGAAAATGGACATGCCCGACTCCTATCTGAAAATGGGTATGAACAAGGACTGGGCGGTACTTGAGCTTTTCAAGTGGAAGGTCATTGGTTAATGGATATCCTGACCCACGCAATTATAGGCGCGGCCGTCGGTTACAGTTTCGGTGACCCGATTGCTTGCGCGGTTGTAGCCTGCGCCCCTGATATTGTCCTCGGTATTAAACGCAAGCACGAACCGAATAGACTTTATAAGCTATTCCACTCCGTGTTCCCATCGATCGCACTGTTGTCGTTTGGTTTCGAAGCGGAGGCAATTGCCTGGGGCAGCCACATTCTATTGGACATTCCTACGCATGGCAGATTGTGGTCACCGAACCTTCTTTACCCATTCTACCGTAGGGGTTTCAGTTGTTTTGATGAATGGGAATTCTTTAACGCCTCATGGTTGAAAGGTTTAGCACTTTCCATCGGAGTAGTAATATGTCTCATGTTGTAATCAGGCATTGGTTGCCCGTCGTCACCTTCTGCCCGGTAAATAAATTGCCGGACTTCATATACATTAGCGTCTGCTTTGATGCTAAAGAATTTGTGGAGCTCTATGCTGTTCGAGCTTTGTTTCGCAAATATAATTTCAGACTCATGTTCATGGAGGATATCGCTAAGGCGGTTCTTTCCAATTTTCAAAACTGCAAATTTGTCGAGGTACGGTTAGCGTTTAACCGGCATCTGGTTCATCTGGAGAATGATAATGCATCAGTCAACTAAGCGTTACGGCCACGAGGTTGGCCTTTCGTGTGCGTTCCGTCAGTGGAAGGCGGAGTCTCATTGTAAGTTTCTGCACGGCTACGCGCTGGCCTTCAAGTTTGTCTTTGAGGCAGAAGAACTGGATGAACGCAATTGGGTGGTTGACTTTGGCGGACTGAAGGGTCTGAAAGGTATCCTCGAAGACAACTTTGACCACAAGACCATCGTGGCTGAAGATGACCCGCGTCTGGAGTGGTTCAAGCGGGGCCACCTGTTAGGCATCCTGCAAATCTGTATCTTCCCGGCGGGCGGCTGTGAGAAGTTTGCTGAATACGTCTACGAAGTTGCAGAACAGTGGCTCAAGGATGCGGGCTTTGCCCCGCGTGTCCGCCTTGTGTCTGTTGAAGTTTCCGAACATGGTGCTAACAGCGCCCTTTACATGAGAACAAAATGATGAAACTGACCTATAAAAAGCTGGACGAACTGTGCAGCAAACTGGCGGGAGAGATTGAAAACCTTATTCCCGGAACGCTTGTTGAAAAGAACAGCGGAAAACGCGAATATCGAGCTTTTGCAATCCCGCGCGGCGGTGTCTTTGCGGGCCTTGCGCTTGGCAAGCACCTGAATTTGCAATTGACCACCAATCCCACTAAAGCGGATTTCTTCATCGACGACATCATTGACTCCGGTGAAACGATGCAGAAGTGGTGCGACGAATATCCGGGCATTCCGTTCTTCGCCCTGTTGGACCGTAAGACGGATGGTATCGAAGGTTGGGTTGAATTCCCTTGGGAAGCGGCCGAGAAGGTTGCGCCCGATGCTGGTGAAACTGTTGAAATGAACATGAAGCGCATTCTCCAGTATATCGGCGAAAATCCCGAGCGCCAGGGCCTGATTGAAACTCCGCATCGGGTTGCCAAAGCCTGGAAGCATTGGGCGGCAGGCTACAATGTGGACATCGCGTCTCTGTTCAAGTGTTTTGAAGACGGTGCAGAGCACTATGACGGGATGGTTGTGGTCAAAGATATTCCATTCTATTCCCATTGCGAACACCACATGGCGCCGTTCTTTGGAACTGCTACCATTGCATATATTCCGGACAAGAAAATTGTTGGTTTGTCGAAGCTGTCCCGAGTGCTCCAAGCGTTCGCACAACGCCTGCAAGTACAAGAACGACTTACTTCGCAGGTTGCAGAAGCGTTGATGGCTAACCTGGCACCAAAAGGCGTTGGCGTTGTTATTCGGGCGCGTCACCTCTGCATGGAAAGTCGTGGTATCTGCCAACAAGGTCACCACACAGAAACAACTGCACTCCGTGGCGTCATTTACAGCGAACGTGCTGCCCGTGATGAGTTTTTGCAAGCTGCAAAGTAAAACCTTGCAACGGCCGCAAGTGCTATGCTACACTTATTGCAATGGTGCAACCCTGCACCATTGCAACTCACTCAGGGTTATTATAACCCTCGGAGATTAAAATGCCAAACCTCTATGACCGATCTTATAACCAATATACACAAGACGGTGACGATTGTCCTCCTCATCCTTTTTCCATGGCATATGGTGGAAATGACTCCGAGGATGAGGAAAGAGATGCTTGGGATTTTGTAAAAGTTCCTAGCAAAAAGACAAAGCGGGCAATTGAACAAGTAGATGAAGTTTTCCACTCTTACCAAGCTAGAGAACGGGATGAATTTAAATTTATTAAGTTCTTCTCAGTGCAGAGGGAAACTGAGAAGTCTTGGTTGATTCGGTTTGAGGACGGAAGAGAAACATGGTTTCCTAAAAGTCTCTGCACCCTTAATTCGAATACAAATAAGATTTCTGGCCCGTATTCTTTTATGGAAATGAAGATGCGAAAATTGGGTCCTGCACCAACCCCTGTTAAGATTGGGACGCAGCTTGAACGCTGCCCCTATTGCGGGAAGGATACAGGTTGTGATTGCGCCTCCCCTGGCCACAAACCGAAGGTTACTCTGATCCCTGCGCCTCCCGCCGACCTTGCTGCACAGATAGCAAAGGCGAAGCTTAAGAAATTCGTTGAGGAAAATCGGTAATGCACGTCTATATGGCAGCGGTCTATTCCAACAATTACATGCCCGGGCAGAATCGGTATGTAAAGTTGAATGACCGTGAACGGCAAGCGGTCACAGAGATACCGCATATTCTGGAGTCATACCACTACGTCGGTCGGCAACAGTACGTTGACGCAATGAGGAACAACCATGCGAAAGTGTTTATTGACTCTGGCGCGTTCTCTGCGTACACTTTGGGCGTGGACATTGACCTTCCAACGTATTGTGACTACATTAGACGCAACCTGGATATTATCCGCGTTGAAGACGGTTCGGTTATGGCGTCCGTATTGGACGGAATTGGCGACCCGCTTAAAACCTACCGAAACCAGCTCGCGATGGAGGCTTTAGGTGTTAGACCTTTACCATGCTTCCACGCGGGTGAGGATGAGCGTTACCTCGAGTGGTACATCCAGAATTATGAGTATATTACTCTCGGCGGGATGGTCGGTTCTTCCACCAAACAATTGTGTATATGGCTCGACAGAATCTGGGATCGATATCTTACTGACGGGTCTGGGAATCCAAGAATTAAAGTTCACGGATTCGGTATTACTGCCATCCCCATTATGGAAAGATATCCGTGGTACTCTTGTGATTCGTCTTCATGGATCCAGACAGCAGCTTTCGGTGGGGTTATTACCCCGAGGCACGGTCCGATCAATGTGTCCGAAAAGAGTCCTTCCAGGCACGATGCCGGTCAACACGCTACAACACTCACGCAGATAGAACAAGACTACCTGTTCCAGATGCTTGAAGAGCAAGGGTTTACTTACGAACGGTTATCCACCGTTTACGAAAGTCGAGCGGCCTATAACTTGTGGTCATTCGGCATTATTAACGCAATGATTAACGCCGCTCATGACAACACATTTAAACGACACGTCCAGGAGCTGTTCTAATGTTACACGAACTTCGCTTCGCCATGGGTTCGGTTGCCAAGAAAGATTTCTTGCCTGCCCTGACCCATTTTAAAATCGAGAATGGAAAGGTGCGTTCCTTTAATGGTACGCTCGCGCTTTGCGCTCCGATTAACTGTGACATTAACTGTACGCCTAAAGCAATTCCGCTCATTAAGGCTATCCAGAATTGCCCGTCTACAATTACCTTGCACCTCACGGAGAAGGGTAAACTTGCGGTTAAATCTGGGCAGTTTAAGGCTTACATTGAGTGTATTGAAGGTGAAACCCCACATGTTGAGCCGGAAGGAGAGTTCTTCGATATTGACGGTGAAGCGTTACATAAAGCTATTACAGCTCTTGAACACTTTATTGGCAATGACGCTTCTCGTCCTTGGTCTAATGGTGTTCTGTTCCGGGGAAAAAGCGCATTTGCGACAAATAATGTCGTGGTTGCCGAGTATTGGGTAGGAACTGAATTCCCGATGGAGTTTAACCTACCTGAATCCGCCATTAAAGAAATGCTCCGCATAGGCGAACCGCCGCTACGCGCTCAGTACAGCGGCACATGTATTGCTTTCCACTACAAAGGGGATCGCTGGATTCGGACACAATTGCTGGATTCCGCATGGCCGGACATCGGTAAGATTTTGAACGTGGAATCCAAGCCTGTTGAGTTCGATACCCGTATCTTTGAAGCCCTAGAAACCATAAAACCTTTCCTGGACAAGATGGGTCGGGTGTACTTCTACAACGATTACGTCAGCACCCACCAAGATATAAACGAAGGTGCGTCTTTCTTCCTGCCCGACCTAGCCTTTGAAGGTATTTACGCCTTTGATAATGTTATGCTTCTTCGCAATGTTGCAGAAAAGATTGATTACTTTAACTTCCCTGCTCCGTCTCTGTTCTTTGGAAACCGCATTCGCGGGGCTATTATCGGATTCCGTCTATGAGATCTGACGCACTTGGAATCTTTTGGCGTGACGAACCGCCTGTTGCAAAAGTAAAGGTAGAGAAGCCTAAACGAACACCTCCTCCACGCACTTGGGAAGATCCGTCTTACCTTCCGGGTCTGGAAGAAGCCCTTGCATTTAATGTCCCGCTGTTCACAGACCAAGAGTTGTTTGTGGCCACAAGTGAGCGCCTCGTGTACGACATTGAGTGCTATCCAAACTATTTCTTGGTAGCCTTTAAGTCTATCGTTTCGGGTAAGGTTGTTTACTTCGAAATGAAGTCTGACGAGTTTATGGACTTACTAAAGTTGGGATGGGTTCTGGAGAACTTCCTTACCATTGGCTTTAACTCTCTGAATTATGACAACCCGATTGTCACACTTGCGCTTGCCGGTGCAGATTGTGCAGAGCTGCAACGAGCCACGGAAGAAATCATTGTAATGCAGATGCGCCCGTCTGACATGCTTCGTTCGCGCAAGCTGAAGATGGTTAAGTACAACCATATTGACTTAATCGAAGTCGCTCCGCTACGCGCCAACTTGAAGATATACGGCGGGCGAGTTCATACCAAACGGATGCAGGACTTACCATTCCCGCCCGGTACGGTATTGTCGGACAACCAGATTGCCATTGTTCGTTGGTACTGTATAAATGACTTGAACAATACCCATGACCTTTACAACAAGCTGCACGAGCAAGTCCACCTTCGTGAGCAGTTAACTGCGGAGTACGGAATTGACTTGCGTTCCAAGTCTGACGCACAGATTGCAGAAGCTGTTATCGGGAAAGAAGTTGAAGCCCTTAATGGTGTTCGTCCTCAACGACCAATAATTCCGATAGGTACTTGGTACAAGTATAAAGTTCCACACTTCATTAAGTACCAAAGCCCTCTGATGAACTGGGCGCTGGACATTGTCCGCTCTGCTAACTTTATTGTAGATGACTCCGGCTCCATTGGTATGCCGCCCGAGCTGAAAGAGCTTGAGATTAAGCTTGCCTACGGGACTTATCGCATGGGGATTGGCGGTCTGCACAGTAGCGAGAAGAAGCAGGCGGTTGTGGCCACAAGTGAATATATGCTGAAGGACGTGGATGTAACGTCCTATTATCCTCGCATTATTCTGAACCAAGGCTTGTTCCCTCGTCACTTGGGTACAAACTTCCTGAAGGTGTATGGACAGATTGTTCACCGCCGTATTACCGCTAAGGAAGGTGCGGGCAAGATTAAGAAGTTGCTTAAGACGGAAGGGCTTGCTTCCAATGTTGTTGTCCGGTATAACGAACAGCTTGAAGAACTTACTGTCACCTCGGACAGTTTGAAGATTACCATTAACGGTTCGTTCGGTAAATTGGGTTCGCAGTATTCCATTCTATACGCCCCTGACCTGCTAATACAAACGACCGTCACCGGGCAACTGGCTCTGCTTATGCTCATCGAGCGTCTGGAAATACAGGGGTTCCATGTTATATCTGCTAACACTGACGGCATCATTATTTATTGCCGGCGTTCGCGCGAGCAAGAGATGAATGCTATTGTGAAGCAATGGGAACAGGACACTAACTTCGAGACTGAAGAAACCCTTTACAAAGCTGTTTACAGTAGGGACGTGAACAACTACATTGCAGTGAAGGAAAACGTGAAGGACGATCCGAAAGTAAAAGGAGCGTATTCGAAAGCTGGGCTGCACAAGAACCCAACGAACGAAATCTGCATCATTGCAATTGAGAAGCTTCTCTGCCATGGTACACCAATTGACAAGACTATTCGTGAATGCGATGACGTCCGGAAGTTTGTATCGGTCCGCTCTGTAAAGGGTGGGGCAGTTAAGGACGGTGAATACCTCGGAAAGTCTATTCGGTGGTATTATGCACAAGGCGAGGAAGGTGAAATTATCTACGCCTCCAACGGCAACAAAGTTCCTAAGTCTGATGGTGCGAAACCACTGATGACGCTTCCCGATACATTACCAGACGATATTAACTACGACTGGTACATCGAGGAGACATATGACATGCTGCGCGACATCGGGTATATGCAATAAAATCTTGTTGTACTCACCGTGCTGTTGCTGTAGTATAACCCTTGCAGCATTACACAAACAACCCAACAAAGGAAACAACGATGCCACCCTCTCAACAATACGACTTTTCGGCCGAGCTGGTACAAAGCATTAGCCAGCGCACGTTGGAAGTCGAAGAAAAGGTAACTGGCGGTACAGTGCCTGTCTACCCCGACTTTGTCCGTGCCTTGCTGAAGCCCATGCCTCGCGAAATTGATAATCTGCTGCATTGCGTTCTCGGTATTTCCGGGGAATCTGGTGAGCTGGTTGACGCGGTGAAGAAACACTGGGCCTACAACAAGCCGCTGGACAACGAAAATATTCTGGAGGAAATGGGGGACTTGTTCTTCTACTTCCAGGGCATGATGAACCTGTTCGGTATTGAACTGGATACTTTGGTGCGCTTGAACCAGCACAAGCTGCTTCAGCGTTTTCCTAATGTTGCCTACACGGACTTTCACGCGCAAGCGCGACTGGATAAGCAATGAACCAAGAAGCAATTTCGCAAGCTGAACTGGAAGAGTGGTACAAGCTTCAAGACCAGCTTCGCGTTATTAAAGACCGGGAAATGGCTCTTCGCAAGAAGATCTTCATGTCCTGTTTTCCAACACCAGTTGAAGGGACTAATTCCCTGCCGTTGGACGGTGGGTTTGTCATAAAGGGTAAACACGTTATTACCCGAAAGCCTATGATGGAACTCATTAACTTGGCAGCGGAAGAAATCCGTGCTTCCGGTGTGGTATTGGAATCGCTCATTAAATGGGATCCGTCCTTGGTTCTGAGCGAATACCGTAAACTTAACAATGACCAGCGTTACGAAGTGGACAAGTGCCTTGAAATTAAGGCCGGTTCACCAGGGCTGGAAATTGTGCAACCTAAGCGGTGACCACAATGCGTCCGTCAGTAAGAATTATTGCGGACGCATCCCACTGCCCTGAAACAGGAGCAGGCGGGTATGCGTTCCAGGTAAACGTGGGAAACCGTAACTACTTCCGGTCAGGCCAACTTAAAAAGTTGATGCCGACAAACGGTGCAGCGGAACTGGCGTCTGTTGTTAATTCATTAGCTTGGATTTCCATCAACAACATAGTCCGAAAAGGTGATAAGGTAATTATATTCACAGATTGCAAGTATGTAATCAGTCGTCTGGCCGGGCAGGTTATGCAGACTTGCTCATCTAGCGAAAAGATGCACTCTGTCTATAACCTTATTATAAAAGAATTCAACCTTACTGTGGAAATAGTCCACATTAAAGCCCACCAACCAAAGCTGGAAATTGATGCTGAGGGAAGTGTTCACAATGCGTGTGATCGTGCTGCTAGAAAAGCAATGCGTCAGAAACGCAAAACCACCACCACTGAAGGAAGTTTATTATGAGCATGTCCATCCAAGATAAAATCTTGTTATTGACCGAAGGCTACACTACCCTGACAGTTCAGTTCCAAGGTTCCGCAAAACAGTACACCTACAAGGTGATGATGAATGAAGGTGTGGTTGCCGGTGACGCCGTTGTTGTTGACAGCCCGTCGCAGGGCTTGGTTGTGGTCACAGTCACAGAAGTCCACACCTACCCGCACATTGACGTGAACGCTGGTTTCAAGTACCAGTGGATCGTTCAGAAGATTGATACCAGCAACTTCAAGCGCCGCCAGGAAATGGAACTCCGCCTTACCCAATCCCTGTTGGACTTGGAACGGCAGAAGCAACGCGCCCAGCTTGCTACTGATTTGCAGACTGAGCTTGGCGCTGATCGCCTGCAACAAATCCTCACCTGGACAAAGGAAGGTTTGCAATGAAACCGATGCTTGCTTCTGATTGGGACAAGACAAAAGTCGTGTTCCCGTGTATCGTGCAACCCAAGATCGACGGTGTACGCGGAGTCAATTTCTTTGGTACACTTACTGGCCGCAGCTTAAAAAAGCACGGCAACAAGCACGTCACGAGTCAGTTCTCTCGTTCCGAGTTTGTTGGCTTGGACGGTGAATTGGCAGTTGCGAACGTTCCCCCGTATGAAGATCGCTTGTGTTCGTTGACCACAAGCGCGCTCTCAACTTTCGCCGGGGAGCCTGAAGTTCATTGGTGGGTCTTTGACTTTGTTACACCGATGACAAAGGATCTGCCTTACGAAGAACGTCTGGTGCTGCTTGCTGAACATATTGTTGAGCACGGTCTACACCTTAAAGGTGTGCGAATAATTCCGTGGACAACCGCGTACAACCTGGAACAGCTTGAAAAGTATGACCAGGAACTGCTCGAGCTTGGTTACGAGGGGACAATCATTCGCAAGCCGAACGCTGTTTACAAGTACGGTCGTTCAACCATTCGCGAGGGCGGCCTGCTTCGCATTAAACGCTTCATTGAAGAAGAAGCAATGGTTGTTGGTTTCACGGAAGGCGACCATAACGCAAACGAAGCTCAGACTAACGAACTCGGGCAGACAGAGCGTTCTACCCATAAGGAAAACATGATTCCGAACGGGATGATTGGAAACCTTATCTGCGAGGCGCTCAAGGATGTGTATGACGACAGCGGAAAGCTGCTCATCACGTGTGGTCAACAGATTACAGTCGGACCCGGCAAGCTTGACCATAATGAACGGAAATACTATTTTGAACATCCTGACAAGATTATTGGTCGGGTAGTTAAGTTCAAGTTCTTTCCGAAAGGCATTAAGGACAAGCCCCGCTTTCCGACCTTTCAGAGCTTCCGCACGACAAGTGATATATAATACCTTGTTGCGTTTGTGCTTTTAGTGTGGTAAACTGCTTACTATTAGCGGGAGTTATAACATGTCTTTCCTTGAAAATGTAACAAGCGGTACAACGGTTTCTGGCATCCGGATGGTGGTTGCCGCTGTTGAGAAGACCGGCAAGACAACCTTGTGCGCTGGCGCCCCCGGAGTCTTGTTGGTTCCTTGTGAAGTAGGTTATGCGGGTGTGACTTGCCCGAAGACGCCTATGCTGCAAAGCTGGGACCAAGTTCTTGGTTTCATGCAAGAAGTGACCACAAAGGCACAGCAAGGCCAGTTTCCGTTCAAGACCATCGTGTTTGATAGTGCAACGGCAATTGAACGCTTTATCCATGAGGCGGTTATTGCCCGTGACCCTTTGGCTGGTCGCGGAGGTAAGAAGACCATTACAATGGACTCCTGCCACGGCGGGTATGGTAAAGGTTACAACCTTGCAAACGAAGAGTTTGATTCGTTCCTGAAGATGTGTGACCAGTTGGCAGTGTATGGAGGTATTAACATCGTTCTTACTTGCCATGTGTTTGCTAACAAGATGGTTGACCCGAATGCCGGTGAGTATGATTCTTGGGACTTGCTGCTACATTCCCCCAAGAACATGAAGACTTACGGCAAGCGGGAAATGATTACCCAATGGGCTGACGTTATCGGCTTTATGTACGAACCAATCTTTGTGTCTAAGGACGGTGACATGAGCAAGGGTGTATCGCAGAATAAAGGCCGTGTGCTTGGCCTTAGTCGGACCCCGAGCTATGTTGCAGGTAATCGGTTCGGTATTACCGGGGAGTTCCCTATTCCCGCCCCACCTGCTAACGGGTGGAACGTATTCGCAGACGCACTCCACAAGTCGTGCGGTATTGACATTTTTACGCGGTAAACGGGCACCGCTCTTAAGCCCTGAGGAAGAAACAAATGGCAACTTTGAATTTTGA